GGTCTTGCCATTCTGCCGTGCGACCAAAATTAGGTTTGTTTTACGAATCCACATCCCTTTTTTGTCCACAGTAAGCATGTCTTTAAGAACGAATTCCTGCCACGGCATTAAGGGCATCTTTACGATGTCGCATAGGTCTTTTACATCTTGCAGCTTGTTTTCGCCCTTGAGTAGTGGACTGTGAAGCCGTGGCTTGGTTGCCCCTCGTAAGGCTTTGGACTTCTTGGGCTTATCTGTCATTGACTCGGACTGGGTCGGGTCTTAAACGGACTGTCCAGCATCGGTTCGGACTGTGTCGGGGAGATATTGCTTGAAAAGACAGGGGGGGTAGCCGTCCGTGCTAAAAAAACACCATCATTGAGCGCACCTTTACGCAGGTTGCATGACTTACATAACACTCTTAGATTATCAAGGCTATGGTCTCCACCTACCTTGCGTGGTATCACATGATCGATGTGCATCTCACCCTCATCTGTGCCACATAACTGACACACACGACCATCACGCTTGAACACACGCTCTCGCTGTTCGCGGTAGCGTCTGCTGTTTAACTTATCTAATGCCAATTCTTAGCCTTCCAATGCTCATAAGCCCTGCATGGTGTTGAGTATCGATGCTCGATATACGATAAGCCCCATCGTACCTGAGTATAACCATCTTGATCTCTTAGCCACTCACTCTTACCCTGTGGTATTCCATAATGAGATCCATTAACAGCTCTAGGATTCCAAGCACTTTCTTTACCATAGAGTATTGCTAAGCATTTATATTGCTCATAATCATAATGTAATAGATGTAGAGCATATTCTTTGTAGCTTACATATTGTTTGTTTTCATTGGCATTTGTAGAGCCTGCATGCGGCATAAAGCATAGAGCTATCCCAAATGCTAGCAGCACCCCGCGGGCTATGCGCCTAAGGCGCCCGCGGTGAGCCTTTGAGAGGCTCTGCGTACTTAGCATAGCGACCTTGTCAAGCATGTGGATAACATGGGCGTGTCGTAAGCGTGAAGTGAACATTAGCCCCTACTTATCCACAGGTTGTGTATAACTTGTTGTCCTATGTAATGTGTGTATGCAGGTGGAATTGATTCCTTTAATTGCTGCCATTTAAGCCAATCTATGCCCATTGCTTCTTGTCCTTCAAGTAATGTCTTGGCAACTGTGCCACCATAGACATACTTGCCAGTAACCTTATCTTCGCCCTGTGGCTGATCACCCATAGCACCATAAACACCTATTGGTTTGCCTTGAGTCTTATGATCGCATGCTAATGATTCAAGCTCTACATTACTCTCGAATATTCTATGTCTGCGTACTTTTAAGCCAAATGATGACCCACATAGGATGATGCCTTGAATAGGTGCGCCCACAACATTCTCAATCACATAAGTGCCACCCCACGATCTAAGTGCATCACGAACAGCCTCTACTAGATCTGGCTTATTAGTGCTATTGCCCTGTGCTTTCATTAAGTGTCTTGCTCTGGTAAATACCTGACATGGTGGTGAAGCGTGTATAACATCAAACTGTGACAAGAATTCAACATCCGCTAAAACTTCCATAGCATCTTTCTGAATAAAGGTGAATGGGTAATCTGGTTGATTCTTTAGATCTACGCCTGTTACTTCATAACCTGCCCTAGCATAGCCAGCAGATGCCCCACCACCACCACAGAATAGATCTAGAAGTTTAGGCATCCTTACCCCATCCTGTGCCTTTAAAGTGAATTGGGTTAGCCCCTATGACCTTGACCATGGCTTCATTGCAATAAGTGCATGGAATCATTGGTCTGTCGTACCATCCATGGGTAATCTCTTGACTGAGATTGCACTCGTTGCATCGGTAGTCATAGGCTGGCATGTTAAGCACCTCTGTATCATGTAAGACCCACAGCCTGTGCAGCGGTCAATGTCTGCCTCTGTGGGTTCGCTAGTAATGTGACCATATTTAAGTTGGAGTAATGGTAAGAGATCCTCAAGTCGGATTATCGCGGCATACTCACGCGCATCCTCACCCTGTCCGTTGAGTCTAATCACTCCGAAGCCTAATTCCCCCGAAATGGCTGTCCGAGCTTTCAATTGCTTTATGTATGCAAGAGGTTGAAATCCAGCACGGGCTTTGACTTCAACATCGAACGGCACATTCACAATATCCTTACCATTACCCCTTCCCACACATGCGCCTTGCCATACAGTCGATAGGTACTGTGCGACAACACGCTCTGTGCGGAAACCTCTGTGCTTCCTTGCTTGACTAGCCATTTGATGCTACTCCATTGATTAAACCTAAGATAAATACAGTCATAATGGCAGTTGTAACAATAGCCCAGATAATTAAATCTCTATCCATTGACAGCTTTACACTTGGCGCATTGCCATGTCACAACGCCATTGACTGAGTCAGAGGATATGTCCTCTAAGTCTCTGATTGCAACTGGCTCATTGCACAGCTGACATGGTACGAATGCTGACATCAGATCGACCCATTCACCATTGATCTTAATTCCTATGTTGCCCATTTATGCTCTCGCCTTCTGTGGTTGCCATTTACCATCTGATCCAAGCTGATACCATACAGGCGGACAGTCAGACTTAACGCCACCGGCATTCATGTGAGCGCATTGATAGCCGCCCCACGCACGACCATTCTTCTCACCATCGCGCCAGCGCATTGCCCCATGAACGCAACTCGGTGATTCCTGTGCTTCTGCCGTCCCAATGATTGCAGCCACAGTCTGCATTGCTTTGTCAAGTGAGACAGGCGCATCTACTACGCCTTTATACTGACCAACAGGTGTAGTCCAGTAATCTTGATCATCTGCCTTAACTTCCTGAACAGGTGGCTTAACTGGTTTAGCAGATACTACCTTGCTCATTTCTTCTCGGCTTGGACGCTTTCCTTTAGCTGCATAACCCGCATTTGCAAGCGCTCTGCCGATAGCAGAAGTCTCACAATTCTCCAATGCTGAAGTGCTATTAACACCTCGTTCGCTAATTGTTTCCTCTGCGTAGCCAGTAGCCCATGGAACTTCATTCTTAATATCCTTGTAAAGATAAGCCTTAACAATGTATCTATTGCTCTGGAAACTTTCCAACTCTGTTGCAATACGGAAATCTGGATAATCCTTAATAAACTTTTCAAGTCTCACCTCTACTGTCTCGTAATCGGCTAAATTAAACATAAAGTTCGTTTTCCTCTGTGGCTAGTTGCCCTGCGAGTGCGCCATAAGAGCAGAGATCGACCCAGTTGTCGATGTGTTGTGCTGATTGATTAGTCCTTGCAAGTTTAACCAAGACCATGATCCCTGCCACCTGATAGTCGTGTATCGGCGTTTGTAGGTATGCTGAGAGCAGCATTGCTGTGTGTTGCAGGTTATCCGCAGGGTGACCATATGATAGCCCACGATCACGGATCGTGTCTGTGGCTGTGAGAAGGATTTCATTGGCTCTCATTCCTGACCCTTAATTCTGCGTCCGCGATGGTATCCCTCGCGCAGACCCTTCTCGTAACTTCTTTTGGATACATCATAGAGAGCTACACCAAAACCAAATAACATGCCAATAATGCATATTAACAGTAATTTATCTGTGTTTGACATTTTGTACCTAACTGCCCCAATGCCCTTGATTGGGTACAGAATTAGTGTGACAGATATGTCAGACGAATCAAGCACATTTTGATAACGAAATGATAACGATTTAGACCTAAATTTAGACCTATCTAGGTCTGCCGTAGGTCTTTCCAGACACGATAAATGTGCCGTCCTTCTCGATGTTGATGAGATCTACCTGCACCTTATTGCCATGCACATACATGATGGCAAAAGCCTGCTGCCAATTCGCTACACCCTTGGTGTACGCAGCTTGCTTAAAGTCCATTAGATTGCCTACCTCTACACCATGTAGGACACGCCCTATACGCCCCCCAGAAGCCTCTGAGAAGGCTGAACGCCCTGCTCTGTGGGTATGACCTGAGATGACATTCTTTCCATGCCTACGAGCCGCTTCTAGGGCTGATAAGCCCCCTTGTGGCTTGATGGGTGTGTGGTCTCCATGTACTGCAATCCAGTTAGGTGCAATAGGCATAGGGTTCTTATGGAAGGTTATACCTAACTCATCGAACTTAAGGAACTTTTCAAAGCGCAGCTCTGGCAATGCCCCGAATGCTGGCACTTTAGCCATGATGATATTATACAAACGATCCGTATGATTAGATCTTATGCAATCTGTTACGCCTAATTCCCAAAGCAAGTCCACAGCTTCATTGCGGTCATCATCTAGCGTTTGTGCATAAGAGCCCATCCGCCCTTCTTCCCACTTAGATATCTGGGGTAGGTCAATCTCATCGCCAATGGTGACTACTTGGTCAGGCTTAAACTTCTTGATAAAACTAGCAAGGTTACGGGTTGCAACCCTGTCATGGTAAGGGACCTGTAAGTCCGAGACTACGACTATTCGCTTAATCGTCATCCTCATCTTCGTAATCGCCAAACTTCTCTGGCAATATAGGATCAGGCAATATCCAATGTGGGTAAGCCTGTGGCTCTGTAATCATGAACATGGCAACATCTTCTGCAAAACCTGCACGCTTAAGAGAACAGAAATACTCAAAGAGCCCGATGCAATAAGCATCTAACTTTGAGTAGCCTTGTTCCTCTAATGCCTTAGTTGCTTTTCTTGCCATGAGATTATTATTACCTCTCTAGGATACGAATGATTGTATCAACACGCCCTCTAAGCTCTGAAAGTTCATCACGCATAGACGAGCCGCTATTTGGCTTTAACTCGTTTAGGTAATGCTTTACTAGCCACCTGACCGAGCCAATAAAAGAACCAATAACTGTCGTAACAGCAACAGCAAGTGCTGCTGTGTCTTGCGCGCTCATTACTTTTTAGGTGTGGCATACCCGAAGACGCCAGATAGGACTGCCCACAATACTGCGCGGTAGTCAAGCTCAAAGTTAGATGATGCCCATGCAGCTAAGAATGCGCCAGCAGCAAGATAGATAGGGTTTTTCATGTTCTTCATTATTCTCCGCCTAACATAGGTATTTGATAAAATTGCCCCAGTAAGTCAGCTTCTTTCTTAAACGAAAAGTGAGCGTGTTTGTTGTGTTTGTTCGCGCCTTTATATGTGCGCCACTTCCACCGAAGGATGGGTGAGCAGATGCGCCCATCAAAGATGATGTAACTGATTCGCTGCTCTGACTTAGACTTGCAAGCGAGACGAACCTGATCGACAAGGTCGGGCATAAGGTCGGGCTTGCCGCCTTTGTGTAAGTCGCGGTCAATGTCAATGGCGCGTACCCAGCCCTGAGCATCTGGAGAATGATCAGACTTCCGAGCAGAGTGTCTGGTATCACCGATCCAGCCATCCGATAACCTATCGCGATCTGGGTAGGCATCATCGAATTGCTCGCGTAGCTGTGCAGCAGCCTTACTTAGCCTTGGCTTCATCGATTACAATCGGTGTGGATTGTTCCGCTTGCTGCGCCTCGTAGTGTGCTTTAGTCATTGAAGTAAATGACCCGTCAGCGTGAGCAATAATGGCGTGTTCTAGCATTTCACCCATAGATTCAATTTCAATAAAAGTTACATTATCCATTGTCATCTCCTAAAGTTCCGCACTGACGCCTATGAAACCTGTTGTATTGTTATTCGTTAAAAAATATGGTCTATTAGCAGTTAAACCAGTTGCGCCTGTAAAGTTCAAAGTGCTTCCAAAAGCAGAGGCATCTTGAAATGTTGTTGCAGTAAAAGCATAGGCAGCAGTTCCAGGAAGCAAAAAGCACAATCCTGAAAAATCTAAAGAGGTTGGTGTTGCTCTCATCATTACTGGATTTTGAACGTATGCTTGCCCAGCCGTTGTTGAAGTCGCAAAAGCATTTCCGTAAGCCATATAGCCAGTTCCAGTTTGTCTCCAGTAGTACCTCTGGCACGCGGAAAGTTCTCCTTGAATTGTTCCTGTTGCAGTTTGGAATGGTGTTGCCTTTGATCCGTACTCCATTTGTACGCCCCATAGATCTAGAGTTTGCACAGTATTAAGTGCTGTTCTAAATTGCATATCTAAATAAGAATTAGTGCCTATTGTTTTTCCAGATACTGAACCAATGGCAAAAGTCGCCGTATATCTAGTCCAAGATGTAGAAAGTGTGACATTTACATCCGTAGTGACTATTGCGCTTCCACCGCTTCCAAAGTTTTGCCTAGCTTGTAAAGTTAGAGTTGGAGTTCCACTATCTACTTTTGCCCAAAATGAAAGGGTTGCTGTTTGTCCTGCAAAGGTACGCACATCTTCAATTCTTTGTGTAATGCTGTCAACTGTTGCGCCAGTTCCAGCAACAGTTCTTGCGTATCTTAAAAAGAAAGTTCCTTCATAACCTGCAACAGGTGCAGTTCCGGGAGTAAAAGTTTGCTGGCTGTATGTTCTAGTAGCTCCGCTGCCACTTACTTGCACGATAAATCTATCCGCAATGTAATCACCGATTGCAGGGTTAGTGAAAGATGTTCCGCGTTGCCAAACACCAAAATTGCCATTGATTATTTTATTCTTACCAGCTTGACCAAAGCCGACATTCCAGACAGAGGTATCAATCGCATCGCCTAATGTGCGAATGTCTGCTGCGCCATTTTTTACAAGGCTACTGTTGTCTGGTTCAGACCAGCCATAGTTCGGTGATAGTGCCATTAGGTTAAAGCTCCTGTCGCGTTAGTCCAAGTTAGTATAGCATTCACGCCAGTCCATTGAAGTGAGGCTGGCAATACTGTTTCCCATTGGGTTGTAGATAGTGAGAAATCTGTTGCTGAAATGTAGAGGGTTATCTCCACAAAACTAGGTGTTGCTCTAAGTGCCACATTCTCGACAAAGCCGTCAAACTGACCATCAAGCAAGTTGCTTGGCAAGTTAGTAATCAACATAGGCTGACCAAAGAAAACCCCAATAAGGCTGTCAAGCATCGCCGACGGGATATCTGGGTTGTCTAGGCGAAAGGTAATTGCTCCCAAAGATCCGCGTGGATTCTTACGCAAGGCAAGTTCTCTAGAGGCGATATTAGTGATGTCTGCAAGGTTCTTGATGTTAGAGTCAAACGAACGCTCAAACAGCCCGTAAGAGGCTATGGAGTCGGCGTCAGAGGTGCTGTATGTGCTTCCGTATCCTGTGGCGTAGCGATAGATAAGGCTGTTACGGATGCGAGCAGTCTGAGTTGTGGACTGGATAGAGGTAGGTGTTGCATATGCGCCATCGATGTTAGTAAAGCCATTTGCTGCAAGATACTGAGATCTGTGGTCTGCATCTGCATAAGAAACATCTCCGTCCTTTTCTTCGTAAATCTGACCAAGCGCGCTATTGGCGATTTGATCTGCAAGGCTCTGAGATTTAGCAGTAGCACTAGCACCTAGAGCGATCATGGTGTAGAAGCCTGAGTCAATAGTGCCTATGTAAGATTCAGCCGTTTCCCATTCCTGTGTTGCTGGATAGGTATCCCATGTGACAGTAGGTGTGACCTCTGCCCATGACAGGTTGAGAGCTGCGCCTAATATGGTTGCTATCTGTGCGCCGTCTAAACCTTCTGAAAGTGCTGTGTTAAAGATAGCCTTAGCAAGTCTGGCAAGTGAGCCAATGCCTAAGATTGTGCCTGTTGTGATATAGCCGCTTTCTTCTGGACTTCTTACACCGATGTTAAAGTCTGAAACCTCGCCACCAAATACAGTCACATAAGTGCCAGTAGAGTTTTTAAGCTCTAAAGTGATTGGCTCTGTGACATTGATAGTAAAGGCTGAATTATTAATATTAACAATCTCTACTCGGCAGTAACCTGCTGTGGGTTGTCTGTCAATGTCTAAACGACCAGATGCAAACGACACAGAGGTGACAGTCGTATAAACATCATCACCTACTGTTACTCGCCACTCAGGAAGCCATGTCATGCAGGTACATAACCTCTCAATGTGCCACGGGCAATAGCATCGTTAAGCACTTGGTCAATGGCTTCTGCGATAGCGTTAGGATCGCCGATACCTGTCTGCACATTGATGGTAACCCCTGCGGCTACTGGAATTTGTCTTCCTGAACCATTATTACCTAAACCTGCCCCTGACCCGCCAGATGTAATCGGCTCGGTAACTGGAATGTCAGCACCGACATTTGGTACATACCCGCCTAATTGATCTTGCTGGCTTGGAGTTAAAGAGTTATAGAAATCTGATGCACTTACACTAGCTGGAAGATTTGCAGTCACATTAGCAACAGCAGACGGAGTGGATAAATCAGTTCCGCTTGGAATAGCAGGCATCTTCACTTTAGCAAGCTCTGCAAGCATCTCACGAATTTTGGCTAAAGCCTGATCTAAGTTGGCTTGGTCAATTAACTTCTTAGGCTCTAAACCTTTTAGAATTGAGTCAATAGCAGCCATTTGTGTGTTTTGACCAGTCAAGGCATTTAGGATACCAAGATCAGCATTTAGCTTCTTTGTTGCTGCTTCAATGGCTGCCTGATCTTTAGCAGCAATAGCATCTTCAAGCTCATTCATTGACTTCTTGACATTCAGGCGAGCAATATCGTTAGCAATCTGTAACGCCTGTGCTGAAGTGCTTGCCTTGCCTAGTTGCTCTGTCTGATTAGCAAGTGCTGCTGCAATCTGAATTTGATCAAGGTCAAAGATATCGCTGCCCTTGGCAAGTGCTGCCGTAGCCTTATCGATTGCTGCCTGTAATCTCTTATCTTTGAGTATCTTGGCTTGATTAGCAGCCTGTGACTTAGTCAATGCAGTCATAGCTCTTTGAGCTTTGAGCGATGCATTGTCTGCCTTTTGAGTATCCTGTGAAGACACAGACATAGAGATATTACCCATGCCCTTAAAGGCATCTGGGTCAAAGTTATTAAAGAAGAAGTTCTTTGGATCAAAGAGTGATTTAGTAATGGCAATGAACTTGCCTGTCTCGCGTGCAAGTCCAGCAATTCCGTTGGCAATGCGATCAATGCCATTGACTAGTGGGTCAATAGTGCTTGAACCAGATGCAGTCTTAATTGCATCGACTAAACCTTCACCGATAGTTTCCTTGGCATTGTTTCCAGCAACAGTCAATTTAGCAAGTGAGCCTGCATAGGTATCTGCTGCCGCTGCTGCCTGACCTGCAAAGAGAGTTGCCAAGCGTGCTTGAATTTCCTCAAATGAAGAAGATGTCAGTTCAGCCTTTGTAAGTCCTACACCTAAGCGACCTAGTGCCTGAGTCTGTCCTAGATACGCCTTCTGTAAGCTCTGTGATACTTGGGTAAGGCTTCTGCCTGTTCCTGCGCTAATGTCAAGTGCTAAGCCTAATAATTCCTGAGACTTGGTGACTGATAATGTGGCGCGAAGGAAGCGATCCATTGCAGGGCGCAGTTCGTCATCAAGCACACCCGTTTGCATTTCAAGGCGAGATATGAAGCCATTGACTGTGCCTACATTGGCACCATAGGCAAGACCTAGATTTTTAAGAGTTGTGCCTAATGCCTTGGCTGCCTTGTCATCTTCTGCAAAAGCCTTAACAGATGCCTTGCCATAAGAAAGAATTTTCTGTGCGCTGTACACAGCAAGCAAGCCTTTAGCCAGACCTTTGACATTCTTGGTGAGTTTGTCTGTGGCTGTTTCAGCATCCTTGAAGGCTTTTTTACCCGTGAACTCGGTAGCGATATCAATGACTACATTTGCCATGATTAGCCTCTCACACTTGCTCGTTGGTTAAGTTTTGCTGCCGATGCTGAAATGGCTTTAAGAACGCCGTTTCTGGCTTTTCCATTATTTTCATCATAAGCACGATAAAGTAAGCGACCTTGCATGCGATCTTTTCCTTTAAGAGGTGCGCGATACTTGCCATCTTGATTAAGAACGAATGTGCTATTAGGCGTTACCTTGCCCATTCTTTCGTAAATAGAACCTGCTCGGCTTTTGTTAAATACCTGAGCGATAGCTCTAAATCCGCGTGAATTAGCCTTTGATGGACTTGTCTTAAAACCAATGCGCGATCTAACCTCGGATGGGTTAAATGTAGGAAATCGTCCCTCGGACATTTGACGGGGTAGCCATCCACTTAGAACGCTTCCGCGATCTGGGACATAGCCTTTAGCCGATTGGCTGATTGGTCTAATTGCTGTTTTAATTTCTTTTTGAGTTTCTTTGGCTAGATCAGGTGTGAACTTGCGAAGGGCTTTTCTAAGCTCTACCGCGCCTTTTACTGTTGCTGGCATCGCTCACCTCTTTCGCTTCGTCTCTAAGCCCCTGCACTAGTGCATCGAGCATAACCTTGTCCAACTCTAATAACTGCTGTGGCGCGATTCCCAACCTAATGCTTAGCCTAGCAATAAGGTAGGTGAACGGAAGATCGCGCTTTAAGCTAAAGGGTCTGAGTCTAATACCTCAACACTCTTAAGTGTCTCGATAAAGTCAATCCCGAAAGGCTTAACAGATTCACCTGCTCTGCGTGTTACTTCCCATGCTAACCAATAGACATCGCTTTGCTTTTCTTCATCGCGAAACGCCTTATGGAAGCCCTTTTTAGCGTATTGCTCAAACGAATACTCCACGGCTGGAGTGATCTCGCCTTCTAATACGCTTCCATCTGTACGAACTATCTTTAGTTTTGCCATGGTTTGCCCCTTTGTTTAGTTTCTTAGAATGTGCCTGTTGTGGCTACTGCAACTGTTGAGTTAGCAGTAAATGTAATCGATTGTGTGCCAATGTCGCCCACAGCGCCGTTAATGTCGGTGGTGTTGTTAATCAACAATGAGACAGTGTATAGAGGGTTTGTAGCAGATACTGCTGTTCCCTTTGTCTGCAAGAATACTGCTGTGACAGTTGTACCCCATGCAGCTTGTAGTGTTGCCAATACATTTGCTGTTGCTGTGTCGTTTAGGAAATCGATAGTCACAGTTGATGACTCTAGACCCTTGACGAATTTGTGTGATGAGTCACCCATTGCTGTGACTTCTAGCTCATCGAATACTCGGTTGATTGTTACTGCTGTTACATGGTCAGAAAGATCGACTGAGTTGATCTTCACGCCCACATTGTTATTTAGAAATACAGCCATGAGATTTATTCCTCGTCTTTCTTGGTAGGTGCTGGCTTTGGTGCTTCTGGCTTAACCTGTCCGATCTTGATCAGAAAGGCTTCGTTCTCTTTATCCCAATCGGACATGATTAACTCCAACTTGTTAAAATAGATACGGACATCTCGCAGCTGAGCAGTTCCCCGCTTGCAACATTGAGAATACTTGGTGCGCTGATTGCGCTTACATTATAGGTCAAAGATGATGCTGCAAGCTTTGCGAACACGCTACAAACAGTATCTTCTATCCCGTTAAGATTGCCCTCATTGTCAAACAATGGGACAGTCATAATAATTTTAAAGTTAGCCATAGGGCTAATTGTGATGTGCTGATTGTTGCTAGGTGTCAGATATGGATCGTCTGGAGACACAATCACAGAGTTAGCAAGGACTGTTGCGGGTGGAAAAGCAAAAGTCTGCCACTTGGCATTATCTACTAGAGCAGTTGCTAAAGTGGTTCGTAAAGTAGTGATGGCAACAGGCATCAGCCCACCATCGAACGCGGATCAAGTGCGTGAGCGATCAATCCTCGCACCTTAGCGAGAAGCTGTGCGCTCATTCGGTAAGGGCTTGGCTGGAAATCGACAGCGTTACTGCCTGAAAGGGTGGCTGTACGCGCCTGCCAGATTTCAACAGATATCATCAAAGCTGCTTGCTGAATTGCTTTATCTTCTGCCCAGTCCACATAAGTAGATGCTGTGACAGTAGCAAAAGGATTAAAAGGATGGTATGGCGTATCTGTTACATGGTTTGTCGTGATTGTAAAGGTACGACCACTCACGCCTGTGATGGTCTTGTTGCCGTTAAAGTGTGATCCAGCGTTCGTGATTACTACGCTTTGACCTACATAGTAAGTCTGTTCAACACTCTGATCAAAATACATTGTGCCGACTGTGCCAACATTTGAGTGTGCAATAGAAAAATTAGTGTTAGCCCAAAGCATAGGCAGAAGTACGACATCTGCGGCATCTGCCACCTCTTGAAGGGTCGCGTCTGGATACAATGTGCCAACGCCTAAAGTGCTGCGAAGCTCTGCAACTGTTGTAAGTGCCATTTGTATCCTTTCTAAAGACTCTAGGGGATCAGAGGGCTACTGACCCCCTAGAGCGACTTAGTTTGTTATTACTGCTTGTTGTTCTTGAATGCGCCTGCTGCAACCTTGGTTGCGATTGCGCCGAAGCCGTAATAACCGATTGTTACCTGACCTGCTGCTGTTGATTCAGCGCGTAGGCGGTATGTTGGTGACTCGTACCATGTGTATGCATCTGGGTTCACGATAAGGATTGTTCCATCGCCATCGCCAGCGTTTGTTGGATCAACATATAGGTTGAGTCCTGCAACATTACCTGTCAATGATGTTGGTGCAACTGCTCCACCTGCGTTCATTGGCTGTGATGCTGTGTAAATTGGGCGTCCTGCATCGTTTAGAGACATGATGTTTGACCATTGTCCTGTTGATACGACCATATTGCGAGCAAATGGGTTTGCAAGTCCTGCTGTTGCTGCATAGACGGATGCTGATCCACGAGCTACAACACCTAGCAACTCTGCTGCTGTTGGGTATGTAACTGTGGTTGTTGCATCAAGTGATGCACCTGCGATTAACGCTGCATTAACTGCTGCGTTTGTTGTCTTTGCGTAAGCTGCTGCCATGTTGCGTACTAGCTCATCAAAGAATGCTGGAGATGTACGATCTAGAAGTTCAACAGAGAATGTCTGCTGTCCTGCGTACTTCTTAACTGATACTGACAAGAACGCTGAGTTCTGATCTTGCTCTGTGAATGCTGCATCTTCTGCAACTTCACCGACTGTTGGCATCTGTGTGATCTTTGGGATCTCAAATGTCATACCTGCATCAGGCAATGTACCACGAGAGATAGCATCGATTGATGGGCGGATTGTTGTACCCAATGGGTTGATGATTTCAGATAGTTGGCGTGTTGGTACTAGACCTGCGTTATCTGTTGTGTTGTCTGCTGCTAATAGGTATTGACGAGCTGACTCATCACCTAGTGCTGCACGGATTGTGTTTTCAGCATACTTAGCCGCTGTGATTTCAATGCGTGGCTTTGTGTAATATGCTGCTGATACAGTTGGGCGAGCAGCTTCGACCGCTGGTGCTTCAACTGGTGTTGCTTCGACTGCTGAAGTGGTTTCTTCCACGATGGCTGTCTCGCTTTCTGTTGGTTGGGTTGTTTCTTCCACAGCAGATTCTTCTGCTGCAATATCAGTAACCTGAGCAGACTTAAATGCTGGCTCGGTTACTAAACTTACTTCGACCAAGCGTGCAGCGGATACATAAGTTACGCCGTCCTTGATCTTTGACTTTAGGACTTCTGCCCCGATTGATAAACCTGACTGCAATCCTTCTTCTGCAAGGATTAAAGCTTCTGTACCGCGCTGTGAGCGACTTACAGAAAATACAGCGTCAATAGAATTTTCTGACTCGCTGAATGAGACCATGCGACCTAAAGGTTTTTTTGCATCATGCTGACTTAGAAGTTTGACAGACTTAGGATCTGCAATCTCGATTGAGCCAGAGGCAAAAATAACCTTGCCCATGTTTGTTGATCCTGCCTCGACATTCAGAGGCACAATCTTGCCTGATACTGTGCGGCTTGCTGAGTCTGCTGTGAGATCAGCTGAGAAAGTAATTACTTGATTCATACTAGACCATTATTTCCGTTAGGTGTTAGATCAGTCATTTCCATCGCTTGCTCTGGGGTAATCAGGTTAAGCGTTAGCAGTTTTTCAATGACTGCCAATTCTTGAAGTGGATCAGTACGCAAGAAGTTCTTATCAATATCGAACTTCACTACATTGCCACGGGCTGTAATGTCATCCATTGACAGGCGATCTTCAATCGCTGTAATGAATGGCTGTAAAGATAGTGTTAAGAATTGCTTGCGCTCATCTTGCACATTTGCATAAGTCATAGAGTTATTCTGATCTGCTGAAACATAATAAGCAGGTACATTGCACAATCTTGCGATTTCGGTGGCAAGGTTGAAAATCGCTTCCGAGTACATCATTTCTTTAGGTGAGAATGAGACTGGGTTATATTCCAAAGTAGATGTCAGGTATGCAGTAGAGCGATTGTTGCGAGCAGTACGCCATGCAGCAAGTAATCCTGAAACTTCTTTAGGATCTAAATCTGCACCTGTGTTCTTAATGTATCCAGTTGCCATTGGTGTTGCTGCTGCTATCGCTGCTGCCTTTTGTACATCGATGGCTGCGCGAATTGTTGAAGCACCGGTGTTTAAGATGCCATCACTTAGTGATTGGAATGTGACGAGAGATCCAAGTCCGTCCATCGGTAATGTTGTGCCATCAACTGCATAAGAGCGAACAAAAGTATTAGTGCTATCAAGAGTAATTGTTACTCGATTGTTAGCAATCCACTCAAAACGAGATGGGCGTCCATCTTCCTGATAAACTTCGACAACTTTCCAGAAGGCTTGACCATAAAGAAGTAATGAGTCCACAGTCCATGCAATCGTTACTGATCGTGGCTGTGAGTAAGAAGGTTGCTCTAACCATGCAGGTGAGCCAAGTTCTTCATTGGTAGATTTTTTGTAAAGCTCTAAAGGAATTGCTCCGATTGTGCCAGCAAGTAAATTGCGGCAACGCATAAGAGCTGGGACTGACATCGCTTCTGTGCGACCAATGTATGCAGTCTGGAATGGCATTGCATAAGGTGAATACTCACCAAGCACCTGTGGTGCTGACTGAGCTTCTAGTAAAGGCTTAGACTCTAGACCAAAGGCTTGCAATATTTTACCCATAGACATAAATGGTAGCACTTGTCAAGCAATTAGACAATGTGGTAGGGCGTGTCTAAGTATAAATTTGTGGCTTAGGTTGAGGGATCATCAACTTGCTTACCACCATTGCCAAACCAATAGGTGCTGAGATGTCACCTGCTGACTTTCGCTTAATTATGCGCCACGCGCTGTCATTGACCTTAGCTGCGCAGTTATTCATCTGCTGGATCAATTCTTCTTGCCCATTATGGACTACTCGATGATTGACCAAGCCTTCTAATAAGTCTCCACAGGCTTTGTAGAACTGCTGACCTGAGACATCTTCTACGATTACGCCAGAGTTAGCCAAGCGATCTGCAATCGTCTGTGTAGCGTATTTGTCAAAGCACACTAAGCGTGGCTTATAGATGTCACACCAAGCCTTTATACTTGCCGCCATCTTTAACTCATCGATGGCGACCTGAGAGCTATAAGTTTCCAAAATTCCGATGCCAATCCGCCCATCTGGGAGAAGTTGTCCTGCGACCAATGATCCGTTCCGCCGTGACGGACTGACATCGAAACCAAATACAGTATAAGCCCCAACAGCCATTTCTAAGCTGCTATCGGATGTGTCCTCTAGTACACCATGCGGCCATGGGCTACTTAGTGAGTCGATCCATTGGCAAAGAGTCTCAGTACGCGTGTTTTCAATCGGTGAAGTTGCAATCGCTTCTTCAATCGCTTCTTCTGTGATGGTGTATCCCAAAGATGGGTTAGCCAAAGCCCATGCATCGCGGTCAGTTATCTTGCAATATTGTGGCGCAGAATATTCGTAGAATCCAAAGGACTTTGGCGGGTAGTCGATGGCTCGCTCTCTAAGGTCGTTAAGAACAGTTGAGAACGCATCTCCAGCATTAGAGGTAAGAAGCGTTTGACTATTTGGGTGAGCTCTAGTAGTTGGAGTTGCTGCTCTAAATCCATCTTCTGTGATCTCTCGGACTTCATCGATGTAAAGTAGCCCGTTGACACTTCGTCCGCGAGATCCATCTCTAGTAGCTGCAACGACATCAAGGCGCGCTCCAGAGAGCATTTCAATAGACTCCGTGCCATTAGCGTGTCTGATTTGTTTGACGAATCCTTTAAGGTGGTCATTGGTCTCCAATAGGTGAGTGACTTGTCTGAATGTGTCGAGTGCCATGCTTCTGTTAGAGGACATGATAAGCACATTGGTATTCCACTTGATGAGGTGTGCCAGTATCAACATACGCGCTAAGTGGGTCTTGCCATTCTGCCGTGCGACCAAAATTAGGTTTGTTTTACGAATCCACATCCCTTTTTTGTCCACAGTAAGCATGTCTTTAAGAACGAATTCCTGCCACGGCATTAAGGGCATCTTTACGATG